AGATAGGCTCTGCCCTAGCATACTTACCACGAGAGGCTCTAACGGCCTTGTAAGGGATCGTATCATCAATACCGTGGATAGTGGTCTTAACCATGTCACCACCCTGATTGACTTCCGCGATGATCCTATCAGCATCAAACTTATGATAAAGCTCGATAGCCTTAGAAGCCCATTGTTGAGGAGAACCTTTAAGTGTATAATCACCTAAGACATAACCATGGCCATTTACATCTACACCAGACACAACAATACCAGTCATATCAGATTCTTTGTTTGCGGTCACGGCAGGGTCAATAGCCACAACAATACGGTTTAGGTTGGGGACTTCACTACGAGTGACCTTACAGTCCTCAATAGTGTCCACTGTCCAAAGTGCGCCTTCAGCTTCCTCAAGTATCTCTGCGTAAAGTTCTTGTCGGCCAAGGCGTGTACCTTCATACTGATCTTTTACAGCCTGTAGGTAGGTATCTGCTAGGTTAGCGCTGTTCTCAAAGGTAGAACCAGTGACCACTACAGTCTTTGGGTCTTTAAGTAGCTTACGAATAAGTTTAGTAGGCTTAGGTGTTGTAGTAACACAAATACGGGGGTGCTTACCTAAACGGAGACAAAACTGTAGCATGTCCCAAGTATCTTGGTCCTTGTTCCAAGCGGCTAACTCATCCGCCCAAGAAAAGGAGAACTGTGGCCCACGAAGGCGCTCAGGTTCTTCTGCCGAGTAACACTCAATGCGAGAGATTTCTCTTGCAGAGTGGTCGCCGTTCTCGTGCCAACTTAAAAGTCTTTTAGTCGGGGACCAAAGAGGCATCCCTATCAACTTGCCTTTATCGTTTCTGTCACCCTTATGGCAGTGGTTAAGGAAGCCACTCTCGCCTTTGACCATAACACGTTCAATATCAGAGTTAGTAGATGCTACAGCAGCCCCACGCTTGTATCCAGCTTTAACCTGCGCACGGCACCACTCGACACCAGTTCTGGTCTTTCCTGCCCCACGACCCTGATTCAAGAACCACACGTTCCAATCGTTATCCTCTGGGGGTAGTTGCTTAGGTCTTGCCCAGAACTCCCAGTTGTACTTTAGTTCTTTCGCTTGATTGACAGATAACTTAGATAGCAGCTCCTTAGCTTCACACGGCGGTAACTGTCTGAGGGTATCTGCGTTTAACTTCTGAATCACGGAGTTTATCCATCGGGGTTAAATAATCTCTACGATTACTCTTAGACGCGTTAATTTTACTATATAGTAGTTGCAAATTTACACCAGTGTGAAGACCACAAACATGGGGGTGAATAAGAGGTTCGATGTGGTCTACCTGTAGGCAGCCCCCAGTTAACTTATTTAGCTTACGAGCCAAGGTATACATTCCGCGCGCGTCAGTGTGGTTGGCTGCGGCAGAGCTATTACCTGCCCTTCGTCTAGCTGAGTTTGAAGAGGCCTTAGCCCTGTTGTCCTTCTTCCACTTGGAAGCGCGATCTTTGTACAAAGCTTTGTTTTCAAGGTAGAATATAGCCTTGTCCCCACGCACCTTATCTACGTTTTCCCTGCGCCACTTTAGGCTATAGGCTGCACAACACGCCTTACAAACATTAGTGTGTCCGTCAGCTTTGTTTTGAGCCTTCTTGTGGAAACTAGCCAAGGGTAAGTATTTACTACAAGTACTACAGATTTTAATCACTTAGCTAAACACCTTGGGGAGAAGACTAGGGTTTGAACCTAGATCGTATGTTTAATAGACACACATGTTACCATTACACCATCTACTCGTAGTTAATCTTTAGTAGTTTCTTCCGCCTTGATGCCTAGCAACTCTACAAGCTGGTCGATAGCACTCAAGTCTTCATCAGCACTATCGGCTTCTACCTCAATGACAGTGTTGGTGGGTGACCAACCTGCCTTAGACCGAAGGAAAAGCTCTGCTGCCCACTGGGTAGACTTATCTTCCATAGGACCAATCAAAGCATGGTCAATTACCCTCTTACCTACTGCACCACTTAGACTAGCCCTCTCAGCCTCCATAGCCACACCATACGTCTTGTACAGGGTAGCCATGGCACTAGGGGCATTAGGTAGCCGCTGGATAGAAGCTAGGGTCTGCTTGACTGTTACACCACCACGGATGCACTCTAGGATATGCTTCTCGATCTTATTGCAGTGGGGTATCTTCTCAGCCATTACTGATCCTCTAACTAAAGTTCAAACTATAGATCACGGTATTCATTTCATTCATATTCACAACAATAAGATTTAACCTATGTGGGTAGTCGAAATGGAGATGTGACTAAAGTTCTTAGTACTAACTTAACTACCTGTCAGCAGAACCACAACAATAAGTAATGAAACGATAATTGTTCGTATTCTGGTTAGCAGTCAAGTATTTCTTTGGGCTGTACTTAAGTTCCTTACTTAAGTTTAACTACTAGTTATAACAACTACTAGATTGATTAACTAGAACCTGTACTAAAGTTCATACTATAGTCTTAACTACTAAGTAATAATATCTAGTATTTGTAAAACTATCAGTTGAACTTTAGTAAGTACTTAAGTTAACCCCTTACCCCTTACTTATAGATAGGGCCACATAAGTAGTGTTTGTAACAAACTAAATGAAATAAACTTAGATAAACTTACAAGTAGTTGATAACTATACACATAAACTTAATCTTTTATTGTTGTGATTCTGTTGTTGGTAGCGGAAGTCCCACATTTAGGTATGAAACCTTGACGTGTTGTGGTCTTAACGAGAGTAATACCGTGTGTCATTTATGCAACACTATGTAATAATCGTACCTGACCTTAAATATATTTGTTCTTAGCCTTGGTGATAAAACCTTAGTGTGTCATTTGTGCAACACTCTGTCTGTAGGGTGTGTTCACTACTTGTTATAGTATAACACTTTGCCCAAATAGTTTTTTCTTGTTTTGGATTTGTAGGTGCATAAGGGCTCCGCCCCCGAATCACCCCAGTTTCCACTAGGGTCCCATGTTTTACGGGTGTTCGTTACACTCACTATAGATGATTCGTGGGGCCCCGTCAATGGAAAATAACGCTTGACAGGACTAATGTGATGATTCTGAGCGTAGCGAAGGGCTACGTTACACTACTGTAACAATTCGTGATGATATGAAGATAGGGGTTTACAAAAGTATTTTACTAAGGCAGGGGGGCGATTCGGCATACACTATTGGGACCATATTGATACACTTATAAGGCCATATTGGAACCCTAGTCTAATACGTTACAAGACTCCGCAAGGTCCACCCCGTTATGTAACGCTTGCCCGCCTAATGACAAGCGGTTGTGATTGTTATACTATAACATAAGTCCACAACCACACTATTAGGCTTATACAGTGCGACTAGAATAAATAGGCGGCAACCCTAGCTTGTGTGCTAGAGTCACCATTGTGGCGGTCATTACATTGCCCCTCTTGTCCGCTTGCTATCTGCTGTCTCTCTAAGCCTGATATACATACCAGATCCAAAGCCCCTACCTGTATATTCACGTCCAGCAATGCGCGCATAGTATTGTCCTATATGACTGCCCATATACGAATTGACACGCCATGTAGAGCCTAGCGTTGCATGCCCTAATACATCACCCATAAATGTCGTGATGGGGTAAGTCTGGCCTAGCAAACGGTCACAACCCATTCCATTCAGCTTTCCCACCCCTACATATGCAAAGATAGTATCAGGGGGGCTATTGATTGTTTGGTATTGCTCTACCTTTCCCTTCATAGCGTTGTCACCTTTACCCTTGGCAATAGTCACTATGTCACGCTGATATGTTGCGTCGTCGATTGTTTGAATAGCCATTTGATTAATCCTCGAAACGTTGTGAAATAAAATCGTCAGTAGCTTTCAACCAAGCGGCGTCCGCATTTGTCATATCAGACGGGAAAAATTCAGCCACTTCCCTGACTGTCACAACGTTTCGAATAGTCGCGTTTAGATGGTCCGCTAATGCCTGCGCCTTTGCCTTCACATCCCAAACAACCACGCATTGCAAGGGGTGAACACCTTCTACCGTTACACTGTAAAGTTTCATTTCTCTAATCCTCAAAATGTTGTGAGATATGCGCATTCAGCATCTCAATATCCAATACCGCGTACCAGACCGAGTCCGTACAGACATAGGCACGGTCACAACCTGAGATATATGGGTCGCAAGACTCCCTGACATAATCCATTGTCACGCCGTCTATACCTAGGTGATCAAGCTCTATCTCAATCTCACCCACAGGATACCCAGCAAGCACAATGCCACCGCCATATGGGCCCAAAAGAGAACCCGATTGCATAGTAAAAGAATCTAGCGCCATGTCGTCTAATACATCCGGCTCAAGGTCTTTCCAGCGGGGGTTAATACTTGGATACTTGGACACTTCCTTCCAATAATCAGGGTCACTAGAGTCGCCACCATTCAACACAGTTTCGCCCATTTGCTCTGCCAACCTGTCGTGACAAGTAAGAGACCACGATTCCGCGACCATGTAAGCATAATTATCTGCCGCATCGCCATGATTTGTTTCGTAGTCCTCTTGATCGTCACAAAGAGAATTGATTGCATCTATTGCCAGTTGCGGCCAAACAATCCAAAGATCACCGTCCTGATACAGCACGCCACCACACGTTGTGGTAACATCGTCCAGAACCTCTTGCCATACGTCCCAGTAGGACTCGTGGTCAGGTCCAGATAGCAAGACGGCTTTTTGTTCCTCACTCCAGCCCTCAAATTTATCCCAGTAGGCGGTCTCTGCAAAATGCTGCGGGATAAAAATACCGCGTGAGGCGCTTGCGTATAAATCGGCTTGTTTTGCTTTATTTGACATTAGTGCAGTTCCCTTGTTTGTTGTGACTAATTGTAAAATTTAACGTCTGGAAAGTCTGCTAGGATATATTGTTTTGCTGTATCTCGGTCACGAATCCTAAAAATAAACCCATTTCCGTCTTGATCCAATGTCTCCCATAGAGTCTGGCCTATGCCCCAGTATGCGCCACCACGATCACAACCATCACAGTCCAACGGCACTTTTCGCAGATATACCCTGCCAGCGCTTGAATCAAGGTATTTTACACCCGTCCGGCGTCCCATTGGCGCACCATATTTTATATTTACGTCCCTTATAAAAGTCTTCATAATTCTACCCCTTCGCTTTCCATTTTATCCAATGCCTCACAAGCGGCGCAATACAACGTCGCATAGGCAATCCGGCAGGCTATTGAACCGAACGTGTCGCCCTTGATACTAAGACTCTCACAATCTTCCAAATAAGCCTCGCCATCGTCGGTATTCTGATCAGCGCAAAACTGGATTGCCTTATGGTAGTAGATTACATCTTCATACCCGTCGCAAGTTTGATGAATGTAATCGCGGGCCGTTTCGAAACATCCCTCGGATTCTTGCAAGGCCTCTTTTGCGATTGCTTTTGCTTCGTTATATAGGTGCATCATTTTGTTGTACCCTTTTCAATAAAGTAGGCATGGCTTCCGATGTAAATAATGTAACCTGTATTGTCATAAGAGCGCTCGAAACTAAAGGTGTAAAGCAGTGCGCAGATTGCAATTATGTAAAGCGGCAGTTTCGTCATTAGAAAGACTCCAAATTGACTGTACAGATACTTGCGGAAGGCGATAAAAGGCGCATTTTACTCGCGTTAGATTCCGCTTGTTTCAAGGTCATAGGTGGCAACTCAATCCGCTTCAGGCCGTGCTCTAAAATGACGGCGATTCCGTAGGTGTTTACTGTGGTAGTGTTTTTCATATTAGATTCTCTTTCTTAGGGTTGAATTATAATAGTCAGGGCAATGCCCATAAAGCAAGTCACTAGAAACGCGACTAACATACCTTCACTAAACGTGTGCCGCCGTCTATAGTTTTTATCAGCTTAAATCGCATAGGGTTGTCGCCAACCAACCCTGTCTTAGTGCCCTTATAATTAGTCTCCGGGTGGGTGTCACCGTTATCAATCATTGCCTCAAGGTTGGTTAGGTCTGTTTTGCTGAGGCTGGTCATTGTCTCATCTCCTTGTTTGTTTTCGATATTGCTATGGTCAAGATTTGCACCCCTAAGATCGATCGCGCACCTTGATTGAAATATCCCGCATCTGATTATAGTTTGAAAAACCTAGCGGGGTTTATGGCGATTCTTGTTTCATGGGATGCGCGGATATCTTGCGCCAAACATTCTAAAGTCCCTGCGCCTAAACCATCGGAAATGCAGATAGGCGACAGCGCAACGGCACCGGACAAGTGACGAATTTCAAGGATCAAACCACTGCCCATAAGACATTTTTTGGAAAGCGCCGATACTTCGGTAAATGCCTTGGAATAAGCCGCGATATCTTGCGCCGCCAAATTGTCAAAACGCCGTTGCAATGCCACAGCCTCCAAATGCAATTTTGCTATCATATCGGTATTACTTCCCATTATCTTAAACCCCACATTGTGTTTTCCTTTGTCGCGTTTCTGTTGATTGTTTATGCCATGCGATTCGCGCACTGGCAACCCCCTAAATTTACATTAGTTTAAAATAGTACAATGCGAGCTTGAGAGTAACGCGAGTGTAGCGAGTATATAAAGGAATCGGGCGCGTGCGCATAGGCGAGTTTAGTTCAGGCTGTCAACCCCATTTAAAACCCCTTAAAACGCCCCACACAGCGCCAAGCCTTATTTGCATCACTCCGGTCCAATAATTTGATTCGTCGCAATCTAAGCGAAAAACATCACTACCCCTATATTGTGATATGAATGTAATATATTGAAATAATAACGTGATGTCATTTTAGGGGTTGTGCCACCTACGAATCAATGCTATTCTAAATTTAGTCGCAATAGCGCCACGGGGTCACGCAGGAATCTGCCTAGCTCGCAAAAAACGGGGAGGGTGGGCGACATAAATTCAATGTAACAAAAAACGTGTCTTGACTCGAAATAGGTTTGCCTATACTATTCGCGATTCTTTTGTTGTGATTCGGGCAAAAAGTAGTTTAACACTAAACCATAATCCAAAAAGTAGTTTAACACTAAAACATAATCCAAAAAGTAGTTTAACACTAAAACATAATCCAAAAAGTAGTTTAACACTAAACCTTTTAAGCCTAAACCTTTTAAGCCTAAACCTTTTCTGATGGTGACCCCTCTAGGGGAATGATGGTGACCCCTCTAGGGGAATGATGGTGACCCCTCTAGGGGAATGATGGTGACCCCTCTAGGGGAATGATGGTGACCCCTCTAGGGGAATGATGGTGACCC